AAACGCTAAAGACCTGGTTGAGGTTGAGCTAAACGACATGCTGTCCATAGAGGCCAACAATCAATCTTTTGACTCAGATCAAAACTATGCTGTTTCAACGATCAATATGGACATGAGAAACGGCTTTGTGGATGTATCCTTTGGGCTTCGTGGCACGCCGTCGTCCGGCTCAAAACGTCATATCAGCATGGAGCGAACAGGTGTCACGGGCCCACAGGCTCCCTTTAATATCAACGACGGCACCAGGCCTACCATATCAGCGGTGCAGGACTACATTCGACCACTGGCATCGCTCGCTGCCTTCGGAGGACAAGAACCATCCGTTGCGAATCAGTATTTCAACATGTGGCAGGGCGGCATCAACAACTCTCTTTCTGAGCCTATAGGGTGGGCCTGCAACTCCGGCACATGGGGCAGCACTGACGATGTTTTTGTAAAAGAGATCGGCTCAGGCGCAGTCGCAGGACAAACTGGAAGCTTTTTGATTGATGTTATGACTGCCAGCGGTGGGATTACGTCTGATTATTTGCCGATAAAAACAGGAACGCCATACGTTGCCAAAATCAGGTCTGCCGTAACTGATACCGGCGTAACAGTCGGCGGTTTTTTCCATTGGTATGACAACAAAAAGGATGCAACCAATGTGTCCTCCACGTCTCTCACCGCAGCGACGCTTTCTGCGTCAGATGTTGTCGAGGAGAAACAGTTTTATGCAACCGCTCCATCATCAGGTGTGGCCTTTGTCAGAATCGAGGTTTTTCCCGACTCTTTTGTCGCGAACGAACATCTCTACTTGGACATGGTTCGACTTACCGAAGCGGAACCCTTTACCAGGGCAAGCATATCCTCATCTTATGACATACCCATAGATAAAACTCATAACGATCTTACCGTAATTGATTTGAACACGGTACATTCCC